TAACCAGATGGGCGGGGAAGTTGTTTAGCCTTCTCCTCTGGCTTTGTGTTCAAGATCTTGGATAAATCCACGGCCTTGGTTATGTCGAGATTTGAAATCTCACTCGTCATCGTCATCGTGATTAACTCTTTCTTGTAGGTCTATGATGTATAAACGTGCAGTGAGTAGACCTTTAACCTCTCCGCACATCTTCTTGTACTCCGCAAAGTCTTCAGCCTTGCCATCGGCTATTGACATTTGGAGTTGGGATACTTTGTCATCTATCTTTGAAGCTAGAAGTTTTAAATACTTGTCGATCATTTTTTGCTCCTCATGATTTCAGCCAGCATCTTGTTCTTCTCTGCTTCGGCGTCTTGGGCTAAATTCTGTTGATCTTTCTGCACTGAAGCTTGGATCCGCGCCATATCGATCTCTTTTTGAGTGGCAATACGGTCACGCTCAATCTGTAGCTGTGACTGTTTGAGTTGGGCGTCAGTCGCATCCTTCTGAGCCTTACGCTGACCCTCTTGACCCTTAAGCGCCAGCTCCTGCTGTTGCATCTGGATAAGCGGATCTTGTTGCATAGCAGCTGCTTGAGCCTGTTGGGCTTGTGCTTGGTTGCTCTGTAACAACTGGGCGCTTGCCTGTGCAATGAGCTGTGACAACTGCACTTCCACATCCTCTGGCAATTTCTCCTGTGGTCCGGGCAACGGCACACCCATTTGCTTCTCTATCAACTGGCGATAGTGGAAGCCCAAGTGTTCGGCAATGTGAGCCTGCATCGAAGCCATGATCATGTTGGCCTGTGGGTTCTGGCCTATGGTCTTCATTATCAATGGGTCTTGCATGAACGTCTGGTGGGTTGCAATGTGGGCTTGTTGATCTTGGTAGATAAACGCCTTCATTGGCTCGCCCTTCAATGCAGCCATGTTCTCGCTGACTGGGTCTTTTGGCATCTCATCATCAGGCAACGGCACCAGTTTCTGGGCGTTCTTAATTCCTAAGACGTCAAGCATCTGTCTATGTAACTGTGGTAGATCATAGATCTGAGGCGCTTGCTGGGACAGCTGGATCACCGCCTGATACTGGACAATCTTCTGCGCCATCGTGGCCGCATTGGGATCGCTCACAGGAATAACATCAACTAAGTCGTAATCAGATCGCTTGGCTTTGCGAGATCCTTCTTCTGGCTCGTAAGAATATTCATCGGGTGTAAAGTCACGGATGATGTCTCTTAACAGAGCCAGCTCTTGCTTAAAAGAATAGTGAATGCGCGCCTGTACAGCGGTCATTACCTTTAACTGACGCTCAAGGATGGCCAGTGTCGTACCAACGGGAGAGTTGGCAGACATATCGGCAACTTGGATGTCAGCAGCCGAAGCAAACTTGCGGCCTTCTTCAACAATCTTATCTAACAACCCAGCCAATACCTGTGACGGCTCTTTGTATGGCAGAGCCATGATGTTCTCTGCAATAGTCCCACTTGGTACGTCCACATCGCGCCACTCTGCTGGGCCGATTGGGGTGTCATCTCCCTTGACACGAAGGCCACGGGTTTTAAATCCACCGGGTAGGTTAGCTAGAGTACCAGCATCCACCAATTGACGCAGGATTGACGTACCAGACTTGGCAAACGCGCCGACTAAGTGAATTAAACCAAAGCAATAGAAACCAAAGCCGGGAACGTAGCCATAGTGGACGTAGTGCTGGCGCTTAGTGTGTAACTTATCGCCTTGCTTCCAGTTTCTGCGGATAGCCAGACACTTTTTGCTTCCGTATTCCACGGTCACAATGTAGGGCAGGGCAATTCCCGTAGGTTCGCCATTTTTATCGGTGTGCTCGTAGCCTTCAAGGTCGAGCTCTACGTTCATCTCAAGGATTTTGTAACGGTCATCCGACAAAGCGCGGAAACCCATCTTCTCGGCAATTTTTTTCTCTACTTCATCCAGATTGTTGTTGGGCTCACCCAATTCAATATCGGCATAAAAGCCTGCGACTTGCAATTTACGCAGTTCGTTCTCTGTTTTACGCATAACGTGCGTAACACGGGGAGATGTTTGGATGTCTGACGCACCATAAGGCACGACCAAGTCTTCAGCTGGGACAAAAATGGATGTCTGTCTATCAAAGTTAGGGTCAAAGTACACTTTCTTAAAAGCGTTACCTGAAAGACCCAGCCCCCAGACCATTCTTTCGTGCTCTGGGCGGAACTCTGTCATCACATCTGTCAGTTGATAGTTCATATCATCCTGAACACGGGTCGCAGCGTCCTTTTTCTCGGGGGTTTCCTTGCCAATGATCTGGGTTTTTACCGGACCAGCTGCAGGAAACGTGCTCATCATGATTTCAGCTTGGAATTTAACCAAAGCCTCAGACAAAAGTGGGTGGTAAACACCGCAAGCACCAATCCAAGGGTCGGCGCGCTCTTCAATCTTCATTCCTAAGAGCTCCAGACCGTCTACATAGGTCTGCATCCAGTCTTTTCTTGAGTTAACGTCATCGTCATAGTCGCCAACTAAGTCAGTTACGATGCCCGTCACCACGCCACCGTCTAAATAGTCCACTAAGTTGGCGTCAAAATCATCCTCTTCACTACCATCTATAGTGATTTCCATCCCGCCAACATTAATTGTCACCTCTTCAGGGTCAACAATCTCAATTTCTATGCCGCCGTCCTCTTCAGTCTCAGGCATTAGGGACTCAATACCCTCTGGTGCAGCGTAAAGTGATTTTTCAATGGACATATGTATCCTTAATAGTAAGAAACCCTGCGTCTAAACGAACGGACTTCGTCCTCTTCGTCAGTCTGCAAGCGTATAAACCCGCCTTTTCTGAACCTTATCAGAGCCTGTGTGGCAGAGTCAACTAAGTCATCATGGTCTGAGTTGGGGAACGCAGCCATCTCTTCCATTAACTCATCAGCCCAGCGCGTAGCTGGCGCCCAAACCTTACCACTGGCAAACAAATCAGATACAGAATTGATCCTGACCATCTTATCATTACCCCTTGACGGCGTAAACTCTTGAACAGGTATCCCCATTGCCCGCAGTTCATAGATCAACGGCGCTCCTGACGCCTTGGCCTCAACGATAAACGCATCTGGCTCCCACTCTTTGTAGTGGTTAAAGGCTTTCTCTTTTAACTCAGGGAACTCCATACGCCGTTTAAAAGCATCGAGCAATATAACGTGGGCGTCATTGGGGTTCTCGTTTAGATAAAACACACCCCAAGTCGTACAAGCCGAATAGTCAGAGCGTTCGTTCTTTGTAAACGCCGTATCCCAAGACTGGATTAAGAACTCACACCTTGGTGGGTCTTCTTCTTTCCACTCCTTCCACCACTCCCGCTTAACAATCGCCCCCTGCTCGGAGGTCGGGCTTTGCTGGTATTGGGCGTTCCACTTGGAAACTGGCAGTTCGGACTGTAGGGCGTGGAGCTCCTCGATGCTCCAGAACTCTGGCCATAGAGGATTACCAGAGGGAAGGATCGCAGGGAAGTCAATTACCTCCCAATCATCGTTCCCGTCTTTCTCTATTGAGGACTGAAGGATCCTACCCGTTAAGTCTCTCTTAGCCCAGCGTGTCATCACGACAATGATCGCACCACCCGGCTGGAGTCGTTGGCGGGGACCAGAGGTGTACCACTCGTAGACTTTATCAAAGACTGTAGGATCTCCAGAGGCTAAGGCGGCTTCTTGTTCAGAATGGGGATCATCAATGATTAAAAGGTCCGCACCCTTACCAGTTACAGTACCACCAACCCCAATCGCAAAGTACTCTCCGTTTTTATTTGTAGACCAACGGCCAGCGGCTTTACTGTCTGACCTTAAATTAACATTAGGAAAGATCTTAGAGAACGGCTCACTGGCTACTAAGTTACGAACCTTACGGCCAAAGCCTACCGCGAGTTCTGCTGTATTCGAGCACTGGATAATCTTCTTACTAGGATCCCGTCCCAAAAACCAAGCCGGCAACATATAAGAAGCAAACTCAGACTTCGTATGCCGAGGGGGCATATTGATGATCAGGCGTTTAATTTTTCCCGTAGCAATCTCTTCAAACTTCTTAGCCATCACTTTATGGTGGCGGCCATCAATGAACCCCGGCCACATCGCATGGGCAAACTTTAGGAAATCATCAAAGGCTTCTTCCCTCTGTTGGCTGGCTTCTAAGGCATCAAGGTCATCAAGATAAGCGGCTTGCTCGTTGGAGGGTAGGCTAAAGAACATCTTAGCGGAGGCCTCCGCCTCTAACACTGTTATAGACAAAGCGTGAGTGATCCTCCTGACAAACAGGTCGTGCTCCTCTTGCATCTCCATCTGTTGTTTTTTATTTACCACAAGGACCCAATGCTGCTAAATACACTTCGTCACTCGGCAATTGCTTCTCAAGAGTCCAGTCGCCAATTCTCTCTAACAGCTCCTTAACCTCCTCGGGCTCCAACATTTCTGCAATAACTTCAAACCTGTTTTCGCACACAGTGATTTTCATGGCAAATTCCTTAAACTAATATACGAAGGTCTAACACTGCGAGCCGAGTTCTTCGCCCGCTTACAAATCTTCAGGTCGCACAGCTTCTTCACAACCCTGTGAACATTCCCGCGCCCCTTGTCTCCAGTATGGAACATGATGTCATCAATAGAAGGCCCATATCCAAAGTTCCTCCAATACTCATCTATCACAAGGAACACAGTCCTTTGCTTCTCAGTCATACACGCCCCTACACTTTCGTCTAATGTTCTCATAGCTCTATAACACTTGTTACAGTACCCCCGGCCTTTTTGTATACAAAACACATAGGGGGGTCATTCCTGATCAAAGTCCAAGACGGCGTCCGGATTTTTTGATACCCCCACCCCCTCGTTTTTATTTGGTGATTGGATGTCAGGAACAGTATGTGGGGTGCATACGGGGGCATGCACGGCCTCTAGGGCGGGTACGGGTGCGGTGGGTGCGCGCGCAGGCACATCCGAAACCCCATCACCCCTGATTTCCTCCATCAATGTTAGACCATCGTCATCTATAACAGCTGTTACAGTGCTTAGTCTCTCGAGCAGTCGTGTGCGTATGTCTGTGCTCTTGCGTATTGTCGTGACCTCTTTACGCTCAAGGAATGCTCCGACCTCGAATAGATTACCAATCATCTGCAAAGCTTTCATCCTCTGTGCAGGTGGAAAGTCCTCATCGAGTGAGTGCTGGACAAGTTGTTGTACAAGCAGTGCCTTCAATTGAATAGGGTTTCTGTGTTTCTCTGCCTCTAATGCCAGTTGGTAGGCCTCGACCTCACGTGCGATCCTTGGGTCACGAGCAAGCTTATACGGCTCTGAGTTGAGTGTTCTCTTACTTGCGTTAGCCTTATGGCTGACCCTGTATGCCTGTGCCTTAGTCTCACCCAGTGCTACGGCATGAGCGAATGCCTTCTGTTTCCCTGTAAGTTTAGGCCTCTTGCCTTCTCCTGACATCAATAGAGTCTCTATCGGTATTTGATCCAACCCCTGTTTGATTTGCGCGCGTGTTAGTTTCTGTGGCATGGTGTTTTCATGGGTATGAAATAAGAATGTCCCGAACATACCAGACCAAACTATTTAATGCAAACGCCCTGACCTTTTCCGATTGTGTCCGTCTATACATATGTAACAACCAAACAATCCTATG